TTATACTTAACTCAGCTATTCAAGCTGCATCAATATTGGCTTAAAAATGACAGAACTAACACTTGAACAATTAAAACAAATGGTGCCTGGTAATCCATATATTACCAACTGGCACGATGCTTTGGCACAATTATTGCCAGACTATGAGATTGATACACCACAAAGAATCGCAGCCTTTGTTGCTCAGTGTGCTCACGAATCTGGTGGTTTCCGAGCAATTAAAGAAAATTTAAATTACAGAGCAGTCACATTAAGGAAGTTATTTCCTAAATACTTCCCAACTGACGAATTGGCGGCTGCTTATGCCAATATGTCAAACAAACAAGAAGCCATCGCCAACCGTATCTACGCAAATAGAATGGGTAACGGACCTGAAGAATCTGGTGATGGTTATAGATACTGTGGTCGTGGATTAATTCAATTGACCGGTAAAACAAATTACTCTCTATTCGCAGAGAGTTTAGAAATTAGTGTTGAAGAGGCTTCTGAGTATCTTCAAACATTTGAAGGTGCCGCACAATCTGCTTGTTGGTTCTGGGAATCAAACAACCTAAACAGATTTGCTGATGTTGGTGATATTAAAGGTCTTACTAAGGCAATCAATGGTGGTTTCATTGGCCTAGAGGACAGAATTAAACATTACGAACACGCATTGCACGTTATGGGTGCTTAGTGTGTAATTGTTTGTTTTATGCCCTATGGATGAAATTTCGTTGGGGTGGTAGTATAAAGTGACAAAAAAGTAGGACATGGTTTGGATTTCACAATACATGGGTCAGTCCAAACGGCAGTGAGTGGGAATACACCTTAGTAAGAATTGAGCGAAAGCCTTGGTGGTATATACCTTTTTGTTATGTTGGGATAATTAAAAAAAGGATATAAAATGGCAGATTTAACACCAGAACAAAAAGAAGAAGATAAGAAAACAGAAGATTGGATGACTAAGAAGTGGCGCCCAATGATGGCAGTCATGTATATGTGTGTCTGTTCATTTGATTTTATTGTTGCACCAATTCTATGGGCTATTGTGCAATTTTGGGAAACACAGGCAGCCAATGATGCCTTTAGACAATGGCAACCACTAACACTACAAGGTGCTGGTTTGTTCCATATGGCAATGGGTGCTGTTCTAGGTATTACTGCATGGTCAAGAGGTCAAGAGAAGTTGGCTGGTGTTGCTGATGCAAAGGCAGCATTACCACTACCAAGTTCTACTCCAGCACCAACACCTGCACCAACTCCAAGTTTTTCAGCACCTGCACCGTCAGTAGGATTTGGTGGTAAACTTGCACCGCCACCTGCACCACAACCAGAACTTTAAGGAAATGACAATGAAAAAACTAATTATTGCCTCTCTATTGAGCTTGACTGTTGTAAATTACGGTGTAGCTGCTGAGAAGAAAGAAGTCTGTAAAGATGTTCTTGACAAAAAAGGTCAAGTAGTTAAGAACAAAGACGGCACAAATAAACAGCAATGTAAAACTATCAAGGTTCATAAGAAACTTGAAGGTACTAAAGTTCCTGAGAAGAAGTAATGTCTGAAGAATCTTGTGCAGTTGACTTGAAGGTTGATGTTGGTGTCCTGAAAACTCAGGTCGCCACATTAACCCAACTTTGCAATAAGATGGATTCCGTCATAGATAGATTGATGGAAAATCAAACCCGTATTTCAGAACAGATTTATGACGATATGGAAAAGAAAAAATCAGAAACGGTAAACGATATCAAAGAACTACATTCTCGCATAACAACGGTTGACAGAAACCTATCAGATAAGATAGAATTGACTGAACGCCGTATTATGGATGAGATTAAATCTTTGCGTGACGATATTACCGAACACAACAAAAAAGAAGATAGTGAACTTGCAAAGATTTTAGAATGGAAATGGATGGCGGCCGGCGGTATAATTGTTATTGCCTGGTTAATTTCCAATATTAATCTTACTACACTCGGCAAACTTTTCGGATAGTTTAAGCTCCCATAGTCCTTTTATTAATATAGGTAAAGAACCATTCATTCTTGAGTGGTTTTTTATTTTGTAATGCCCATCCGATACTTGTATATTCTAAATTATTTTGTTTTGCAAATTCTTTTCTATTTGCCACAATGATAGATTCTTTTGTGTTATAATTAAAAGCTAGAATTGTTGAAGTTTTCTTTTTAATAGATTCTTCAGTATTACCTGGATTGTTTAATAACATTCTTTGGCGACAATTATCTCTAGTTTTAATAGGACAATAATTGCCACCTGTGTGTATATTGTATCCTTTTGGTGCTAGAGTATCATATTCTGTAATAAAATATGATTCCATAATTTTACAGTATTCAATATCTTTTGTTTGGAATATGATATGAAATGTGAAATTATCTTTTCCGTATTGTCTTATTTTTTTCTGTATTAACAATTGAGGCTTACTGTTGGCATGGTTAATATGTTTATTAAACCTTTTATTTGCCTGTTTTGTTATGCCGATATAAATTTTGCCAGTTATTTGGTTGACAATTTTATAGATTGAATATATAATCATGCTGATGGTGTCCTTTTGTATCATTAGAGTGGTTGGGGATTGCCGTCCCGTGAACCACACCCTTATTTATAATTTTTTTGTAATGGAATAATGTGTCTGTATTAATTGATTCAAAATTTGTAAGCTTAATATCTCCTAGATTTGAGAAATTCCAAAGAAAACAAGACTATCTTTGGAATTGTCGCTGTCCGTTATGTGGAGATTCTAAGAAGAATAAGTCTAAGATGCGTGGATATATCTATCGCAAAGGTAATAATCTTTTCTACTCTTGCCACAATTGCGGTGCCGGTACAAGTTTAGGCAATCTAATCAAACAATTAGATGCTGGTCTATATAAAGAGTATGTTATGGAGAGATATAAAGCCGGTGAAACGGGCAATAACTCTTTCAAACAAGTTACTACAATTGCACCACCTAGATTTGATAAACTAGATACTGATATCACATATCAAAATGCTGAAAGATGTGATAAGTTACCTGATAGTCATTTCTGTATTAAATATCTAAAGAATAGAAGAATACCGCAAGACTATTACAAATTGTTATACTATACCGATAACTATAAACAATTTGTATCTGAAGTATATCCACAGGTAGATAAAGAGATTACTGCCGATAAACGGCTTGTAATTCCTTTTTATGACCAATATAATAGTCTGATTGCATTATCAGGTAGAGCATTAGAAGTTTCTGATTATAAATTGAGATATGTCACACTTAGAACAAACGAGAGTGAAGATAAACTTATCTATGGATTGGATAGAGTAAATACAAATGAAACAGTCAGAATTGTTGAAGGTCCTATTGATAGTTTATTTTTGCAGAACTGTGTTGCGGCTGGAGACGCTAATCTATCACTTGTGGCGAAAAGTATTTCATCAGGTAAAAAAGTTTTAATATTTGATAACGAACCACGCAATAAAGATATCGTTAGGATGATGCAAGATGCAATCAAATTAGGTCATGATATTGTTATTTGGCCTGATACGATTGAACAAAAAGACATAAATGAGATGATTATGGCTGGTCGCACTAAAGATGAGATTGAAAGTATTATAAGTAGTAATACATTTTCAGGTTTACAAGCACAAACTAAATTTGTTTTTTGGAAGAAAGTATAATAACATGAATGTGAAGTTAGTAAGTTTTTCGGCACCGTCACCTGGAATGTCGGTAGAAATTAAAGATGCACAAGACCTGATTGCGTTTTGTGCAAGAGTATCAAATCCTAGCAATCAATTAAACACAGAAACATCAGAAAAATTAATTAGATATCTAATTAAGCATAAACACTGGTCTCCGTTGGAAATGGTGAGTGCTTGTTTAGAGATTGAAACAACGAGAGATATTGCTCGTCAAATGCTAAGACATAGAAGTTTTAGCTTCCAAGAGTTTTCTCAGCGATATGCTGACCCTACTAAAGACTTGGACTTTGTATTGAGAGAGGCACGTTTACAAGATACAAAGAACCGTCAAAATAGCGTAGAAATTTTAGGATTAACTCTAACGGAACAGAATTTGATTGAGCAGTGGAAATGGAAACAACAAGAGGTGATTTCGGCAGCCCAACACGCATATGAATGGGCAATTAATAATGGTATCGCAAAAGAACAGGCTCGTGCTGTATTACCAGAAGGCAATACAGTATCAAGATTGTATATGAACGGTACATTAAGAAGTTGGATTCATTTTATAGAATTAAGAAGTGCTAACGGTACACAAAAAGAACACCGTCTAGTCGCAATAGAATGTGCAAAAGCAATCGCCAGCGTATTCCCGATGGCAGATGAATTTATAACAAAAGAATAATAACAATTTGGAGTATTTAATGGAAGATATCGTTCACGGTATTAAGGTAGACTATTCTCGTGATTCTTTATTTGATGAATTAGGCATCAAACGATTGAAAGAATCATACATGAGAGAAGATGAACAATCACCACAAGAAAGGTTTGCATATGTATCAAAAGCGTTCGGTTCTAACCCGGATCATGCACAAAGATTGTATGAATATAGTTCTAAACATTGGTTATCTTATAGCACTCCCATTCTTTCTTATGGGCGTAGCAAGCGTGGCCTTCCTATATCATGCTTCCTCCCTTATCTACACGATAGTGCGGAAGGTCTCGTTGATACTCTCTCGGAAGTAAATTGGTTGTCAATGTTGGGTGGTGGTGTCGGTATTGGTATCGGCATCCGTAGTGCTGACGATAAATCAGTTGGTGTAATGCCACACTTACGCACCTATGATTCATCATCATTGGCATACAGACAAGGTAGAACACGCAGAGGTTCATATGCGGCTTACCTTGATATCTCCCATCCAGATGTGTTGATGTTCCTTGAGATTCGCAAACCTACTGGTGACCAGAATATGCGATGCTTGAATCTACATCACGGTATCAATATCACCGATGACTTTATGCAATTAGTTGAAGCATCTATGCTTGACCCACACTCTGATGATACATGGGAACTAAAAGACCCAGCATCAGGTGAAGTAAGAGATACCATATCCGCTCGTGAGCTATGGCAACGTATTCTTGAAACTCGTATGTTGACTGGTGAACCATACATTCACTACATTGATACGAGTAATCGTGCTATGCCTGAGTATCAGAAGAAACTTGGTCTAAAGATTCAACAATCAAACCTATGTTCAGAGATTATTCTGCCAACAGATAAAGATAGAACAGCCGTGTGTTGCCTATCATCTGTGAACCTAGAACACTTTGATGAATGGAAGAATGACCCATTGTTCTTACAGAT